ATTATTTTTATTGAATATGAAAAAAATTGAATTGTATTGGACAATATATAATTATTCATCAAGTAATATTTAATGATGAAATCACAACAAAATTATTGATGTTTGAGACAAAATGATGGTCACAAATATTTTAAATTTTTCGCGTTTCTTACCTAGAAAATTATACAAACATTATTCGATTTTTTTCATAGGGGGGGGTCTATGACATATTCAAAAAAAATGAAATAAAAAAAATTGAATAATATTTTTATAACTCTGATGACAGATATACGCACACACAAACATTACAAATGGACCAAACACAAATTATGACATCACCATTACATCAAGTTATGTATTGCCCTGATATAATGAGATTAATTGATGAATATATCCCACCACATCCAGTTGCAGTCATCATTGACCAAAATTTATTTGAATTGAATGATATTACTAACTATAGAACTGTCTACTCTCTTGAGGAGGGGGGAAGATTTGCTATAAAAAAAGGGACTGATATAAGTGGTAAATTTGACATATATAGTATTACTAATTATGTAGGGACTAGAAATTTTAAGTTGGTTAGTATCAAACCTGCGGGATACTATCATCCCGCCGAGGGCGTAGTTCTAAGGGGGGGGGCAAAAAGAGATACTAAATATTATAAAACTATTTTGCTTGAAGAAAAAAGATTTGCTGTAAAAAGATTGACTGATTTCAGAGATGGATTTCAAATATATGAGATTAATAATTATAGAGGACCAAGAGATTTTGAGGTAGTTAGCATCCCTGTTGGATATATGAATCCTGATGGAACCCTGAATCAATGGGGAATCATCACATAATATTATCCTATTAATTAATAGAAGGAACTGTCGTTCCTCCAAACCACCATACGCAAGGTTCGGAAAACGTTAGTTTTCTGGTAATTAATTAATAAGTTTATTTTTCATTTTTTATGTATGATGTTTAAACAGAATCCAACCCCAAATATTTACAATAATATGGAATATCGTATGTAAACGCACACCATTTACTAAATCCTGAACCGTGTTGATAAACTGAATAAGACATTACATTTTTGCTTCTCGATATTAAATAAAAATCCAACATTGTGTTTTCTAATTTTTTTAGAATTATTTCACGATTTTCTCCTGTATGAACCATTTCATGATGTAAAATATTTATAAAATTATATTTTTCTTTTATGAAATGTTTAATAGAATTATTATCTGAAATTAATAAATAGTTTTTATTTGAATTCAAATTATTTAATTCTGATAAAATCAAATTTATATTTATATCATACTTATTTTGACTATTTAATAAAAATGTATCCCCGCATCGTATGTGAATTATTTCATATGAATATGATTTTAAATTTAATATTTTTAATTTTATATTTATTAATAATTCCATTTGAGTTATAGGTTTGAAAATATCTCTCATTATTTTTTTATAATTATTTATTATTCCTTCATTAGGAAATGTTATGCTATAAACAAATATATTTTTATTATATTTTTCTTCATTGCTTAAATATTCTAAAAAATTAAAATATATTTCTTTACTTGAATAATTATTTATAAAATTATTACTGTCAATAATAGGATTAAAATTATCATTTTCAAATTTATTTATTTTTTTATAAATATTTTTAACATCATTTGTAAATTCATATACTATATCACTTCTGAAAAAAACTTTTATATTTTATTTCTTCATTTTGTGGAATAAAGATTCGTTGAAGATTGTATTTGCTTAATTGTGGTCTTTTTTGAATTATTATTTGATGTAGATTTCATTAAAATATGTCAAGAAAATATTAATTAATATCTGTTATACAATAATTAACAATTTCTAACCACTCATCTAATATTTCGGGATTTTCTTCAATGTTTAATGTTCCATCTATAACTACTTTATTAACTTGATTCATTTTTATGTTGACATAATTTTCGTGTTCTTCATGGCATTGTGTTAAATAATCTAAACTTATAATTTCTTCGCCCAAACGTGTTCGATGTTTAATTCTATCATGACATATTTGAGGTGTTGTATCAATATATATGAGAGTATTTACAGAATAATCTAATGAAAATTCATTAAATAATTGCATGTAAATTTGAAAACAAACATCTTCTATATTTTCTTGTTTTTTCAGCAATTCGGCAAACACATAACAATCTGTATGTAAACTTCTTTCAGTAATAATAATAATATTTTTATTAGGTTCATCCTTTAAAGCATTTTCAATTGATTTTTTCAAGTAAATGAGCCTTGTAGTAAATGCCATAATTTGAAAAGCAAAAGCATATTTTTTTGGATTTTTGTAAAATTTCTCAATCATATTTTTACCATTAGAATCTTTTATATTTTCCCAAGAAGATACGGGTTCATCAACGAACGTAATTTTATATTTATTATCGTCTAATCGCAAATTTGATTTTAAATATTTCAACATTGTACTTTTTCCTGAACCAATATTTCCTTCAATTGATAAAATTCTAATTTGACTCATCATTCAATTATAACTTTATAAAAATATAAATTATTGAATCAATTTTTTATGTTTCAGTAGAAAGAGGTGTCCCTGTGACCAAAGACAAAAAGATACTACTCAAAATTGTTTTTTATTTATCTAATTTATAATAATTGAGAAATTATTTTCTTTGTATATTTAATGAAACATTATTTTTTAATTCAATTGTTTAAATTAGAAAATAAATAAAATATTAATATATTTAAATATGCCATCATTTAAACCTAAAACTAATAAAAAAATTAATGTTTGTAAAAAATATTTGACTACATTGTGTGGAAAACACACTGAATTTGTAAATGAATTTATGTCAGATGAAGTGAATATTATACCTAAATTAAAATCTGAAAGATTAATGTGTAAATATAGATTAGTGAATGATGATTTGAGCATTGAAGAAGAAATGGAAATTAGAGATCGAATAATTGAAATTAATGAAAATATTCATGAATTAAAAAGAAAAAAAAATAATTATTATTTAAACAATTCTAAATATATTTTTGAATATTTTGAAAGTAAAAAAAATATTGAGAATTCAGATGAAAATAATATAAAACCTATAACAACAAAAAATCAATTATTATTCAGCATTTTTAAAATTCAACCTACTGAACAAGATTGTAATACAAATGATGAAATAAATACAAAAAATTTAGTTCAAAAATATTTGAGCAATATCGATGAATCATTCATTGATATGAATTTATATTTGAAAAATATGGATATATGTAATGTATGTAATATTGGCGAGATGACACCATTGGAAGATGAAGGAGTATTAATATGTAATCATTGTGCTACTCATATTCCATATTTAATAGAAAATGAAAAACCAAGTTATAAAGAACCCCCAAAAGAAGTATGTTTTTATTCTTACAAAAAAATTACACATTTTAAAGAAATTATAGCACAATTTCAAGGAAAAGAAACAACACAAATACCAAATGAACATATCGAATGGATTGAATTGCAAATTAAAAAAGAATGTATTGAAATGAATGAACTAAGTTATAAAAAAATGAAAGAAATTCTTAAAAAACTTGGATTAAATAAATATTATGAACACATAGCATTTATAAAAAATAAATTAGGATTATCTCCCCCGGTATTTAGTCAAGAATTAGAAGAAACATTATATAATTTATTTATGGAAATATTAGTTCCATATGCACATGTATGTCCTGATACACGCATTAATTTTTTAAATTATCATTTTGTTTTATATAAATTGTTAGAATTATTGGATGAAACACATTTTTTAGAAAATATTCCTATGTTAAAAGATCGTGTTAAATTGATAGAACACGATAATATATGGAGACAAATATGTAATATTATTGATTGGGAGGCAATTCCAACTGTTTAATTTTCTCAATATTGTGAAATAATGAAAAGAAATTTTTTATTTTTTATTTTTTATTTTTTATTTTTTATTTTTTATTTTTTATTTTTTATTTTTTATTTTTTATTTTTTATTTTTAAAAACAATAATTTAAAAATAAAATCTTATAAATGTACTTAGGCAACTACACCTGCAAGTCGAAGACCAATTCCAAGTCCTGTTCCTTGCTTGGCACTTACAGACATCGATGGTACATATGTATCTAAAATAGCAAAGGTTGCAGCAGCTGTGAGAGCAAGGGCAATAATTTCTTC